GTAAAAAATCTTGGTGAAAAAATACAGAATAATAATACAAATTATAAAGAAATTTTTGCTAATTCATGGATTTATAACACAAGCACAAGATTTCAAGTTACGGGAGATACCACTCTTACACTAAGAACTCCTATCGATAAGTCATCATTAAAGGTAGGTGATACCTTTGAGATGCTTAAAAGAAATGAACAGGTTGTTGTTGCAACCTTTAACATAGGTGATATCAATATTAATTTGAATACAGTTGATGTTATCAACAGATCATTTGTTGCACCATTTACAGGATTAGACCCAAATGAGAATTATGATATTCGTCGTGTTCTTGAAAAGGCAACCAGCACAGGTGTTCCTATAGAAGTTGGTAATGAAACTCTAATATCAAATGTTTTAAATGTATATACCGACTCTAATATAGATGGTTATGTAGCATCAAACTCTTTACCAAGTTATGATATAGGTGTAGATGTAGCTAGAGAGGAATTTGTAGGTGCTGGTAATACAAGTAATTTTGATGGATTAGATCCTTTAACAAATAAATTTAGTTTTCTTAAATTTACCCCATCCGCAAATTCTACTATTAAATTAATAGAAGGAGATGCAGTAGTATATCAACCAAGTGGTGAGGAAATCGTTGGATTAACTTCTGGTAGAGTTTATTACGTTGATGTTCAACCAGAGCCAGCTGGTGCTCAAAAATCAAGAATTGCACTTTACAACTCTAGAAGTCAAATAGGAACTGCAAGCACTATTCAAGTTGGAGAAGTTGGAATTGGTTCAACAACTCAATTTACACATACTTTTGTTCTTCAAAGACATGCAAATCGTAAATTACATTCTGATAGAATTTTAAGAAAAATACCATTATCTCAAAATCTATTTGTATCATCTAAACATGAAACACCTGTAAATGATATTGGTATCTTGATAGATGGTGTTCAAATACATTCTCCAATATCAGATGATAATATATTTTTTGGACCATTAGAAGATATAGATGTATTAAATGGTGGTGAGGGATATGATGTAATTAATTCACCTGTTATCTCAGTTGAAACAGGTGCAGGTACAACTGCATTGGTTGAACCTATAATATCTGGTAGTGTTGAAAAGGTATTTGTCGATCCTCAAGATTTTGATATACAAGAAATCACTAGTATATCTTTGACTGGTGGAAATGGTAGTGGGTGTTTGCTAGAACCAGTATTAGGTGCAAGATTTAGAGATATATCATTTGATAGTAGAGATATATTTTTCAATGGTGGTATTGATAAAGATGATGAGACTATAACTTTTAAATCACAACATAATTTAGAGAACGGTCAAAAAGTATTTTATAGAAATGGAGGAAATCCATCATTAGGTATTGGTAATGCATATGACGCTAGTAATACAATAACTGGCACACTTTCTGACGGAGATCCATATTTTGTTAGAGTTGTAAATCCAACTACAGTTAGAATATTCAATACAAAAGCAGATGCATTAGCAGGTATTGCAGGTATCAATACAGTGGGTTTAGCAACAGATACTGCTGCAAGTGGTATTCATAGATTTAGAACAGAAACAAAAAACACTCTTCTTAGTGTGAGAGTATTAAATGGTGGATCTGGATACAAACATAGAAAATTGAGAGTTGATCCTGCAGGTATCTCATCATCTTTCAATACAATAAATTACACCAATCATGGTTTTGCTCATGGTGATATAATTGAATATTCACCAACTGTAGGTTTAGGTTCTACAACCCCACAAGCGATTCAAGGATTAACAACAACATCATCTTATTATGTAATGAAAGTTGATGATGATGCATTCAAATTAGCTGATGCTGGCATAGGTGCAACTATAACAAGTAATTTCACTAGAGGTAATTTCGTTAGTCTTGGTTCTACGGGAACTGGATATCAAACATTCACATACCCAGAAATTAAAGTAAATGTTGAAGTATCATATGGATCTACAGTTACTGGAACAATTAACTTTACTCCTGTAGTTAAAGGTTCATTTATTGGTGCTTATCTTTATGAAAAAGGATCTGATTATGGTTCATCAATATTAAATCATCAGGTAAAACCAAATATATCAATACAGAATGGTAAAGAGGCAGAATTAAAACCCATTATAGTTAACGGAAAAATTGAAGATGTAATTGTAGTTAATCAAGGTCAGGAATATAACTCAGCACCAGAATTAACAATTACATCAACTGGAGGAGGGACAGGAGCGATTGTAAGACCTGTTATTACTAATGGAGCATTAACAGATACTGTAATTATTAACTCTGGTATAGGTTACAGCAGCCTAACCACAGAAGTACGTGCAAAAGTCACAGGCATCAATGGATTATTCAACGCAAGAGTAAGACCTCTAACTGTAAACACAACTGAAAGATTTGGAGATTTTAACCTTACATCTAGAGAAACATCATTAAGTTTTGGGGTTCTTGGTTATTCACAAGCAACTGCTGCTAATCTTGAAAATACATTTGATATAAAACAAAATGGTGAATTTGATAAGATTACATCTCACTCACCAATTATAGGTTGGGCATATGATGGTAATCCAATATATGGACCTTTTGGATATTCAGATCCAGATAATATTAACTCATCACTTAAAATTTTAACATCATCATATAAAAAAGACATATCTAAGGTCATCAATAGACCCTCTGGTTTTGACGATGGTTTTTTTGTTAATGATTATTTTTATGATGGCACTGGTGATTTAGATATTCATAATGGTCGTTTTTGTAAAACTCCTGAATTTCCAAATGGAATATACGCTTACTTTAGCACTGTAGGTTTAGCAACAGGTGGATTTGATGCTAATGGTGTATCACTAAACAATAAATTAGTTGGATTATATCCATACTTTATTGGAAATACATTTAGATCACCACTTATAAATGATAATTTAATTTTAGATCATGATTTTGATTTTAATAATTCAAACTTAATAAGAAATACTAAACCTCATAACGTAGGAGAGGAATTTGCAGATAATGATTTCCTAGAGGAATCAAACGAATATATTCGACAGGTTACAAATGTTGAGTCTATTACAAAAGGTGGTATTAATGATATAACAATTTTAGATGGTGGTCAAGGATATAAGGTTGGTGATTTAACTTCATTTGATCATAGTGATACAGAGGGTTCAGGTTTTAGTGCAGAAGTTTCTGAAATTGTAGGATTGGGGGTATCAACTATTGAGTCAACTCTATCTAGATTTAATAATGCAGTGCTTACATGGAAAAGTGAAAAAGAAGTGCAAGTTAATTATATTCCCTTTCTTGAATTAAATGATAAAGACACGGTATTTATTTCTGGATTAACAACATCAATACCAAATTTAACAGACTCATTCACAGTTGGAGTAAATACTGAAACAGTTTCATTGGGTAAATCAATGACTGTTGGTAATTTAAACGGAATTGTTCAGGATATTTTTGTTAATAAGATACCAAGCACAGTATCTGTAGGAGGAACAATAAGAATAGGTGTGGGTAACTCAACAGAGAATCTTAAAGTTCTTAATATTTTCGATACGAATAAAATATTAAGAGTGTTCCGAAATACAGGTGTTGCTCATACTTTTGGATCAAATGTTGATGTATTGAATAATAGATTTACTATTCCTGTTAAAACAGAAAAATTTGAGTCTAGAGTGAATGATGTAGTGTATTTTAATGGAGTAGAGTCAATTGGTGTTGGTACAGATGGAGTTGGTTATACAACAAGTTATGTTGTTGGTGAAACGATTACTCAAATTTCTATACCAGAGAGAGCAATTTATCTACCTAACCATCCATTCGTGACTGGTCAAAAAATTAAGTTAGAAAGACCAAATGTGACAAACGCAGAAATTGATGTTTCTTCAACTAACAGTTCTGCAGGATCTTTTGAATTACCATTTACAGGTTCAACATCAACTGATGTATATGTAATTAAGAAAGATGAAAATTACATAGGTATAGTAACAACAAGAGCAGGAGTAGCAAATACAAGTGATGGGTTATATTTCTTAGGAAATGGGGTATCAGGTATAGGTTCAGGATTATATAATTTCTCTTCACAACATGAGCAAGTTTTAGCAGATGTTGATAAAATAGTTTCAACAGTTACTACAAATGTTGGAGTTGCTGAAACAACAACACATAATCTTCAAGAAGGTGATGTAATATCATTAAACGTAATACCTAATTTATCTGTAGGTATTGGTACTACCACTCCTATTTCAGTAGGATATAATTCTGAATTTGAAAAATTAATTATTAATCCGATTACTTTTGCAAGTTCGGATGTTGAAACAAATCAGATTGATATACAAGATCATGGATTTAATACAGGTGATAAAGTTTTATATGATGGATCTGCAACTGGATTATCAACAGGAACATATTATGTCTATAAGATAAGTGACAGATATTTCCAACTAGGTCAAACATTAAGAGATGTCACTGTAAGTCCTATTAATACTGTTGCAATTACAGCAAATACTGGGGGTGCAAATCAATCTATTGCACCAATAAATCCACAAATAAAAGTGGTAAAAAATCAAAAACTAACATTTGGGTTATCCACTACTACTCTGGCAGGATTTGACTTTAAAATATTCTATGATCAAGAATTAACCAATGAATATTTAAGTTCACAAGACTCAACTAATTTTAATGTTATTGGAATTGGAACCATTGGTATTGGTACATCTCCAGATTTGCCTATTGTGGGTGCAGCACTAACAGTACAATATTCAAATTCTACCCCTGAAAGATTATATTATGGTGTATCAAAAGGTGGATATATTAGCACCGCTGATACTGAGGTTCAGAATTATGGTGAAATATTATTCATTGATAGTGTTTATAATGGTGAATATAAAATATCAGGAGTTACATCTGAAACATTTAATATATCACCAAAAGTTCCTGAATTTTTAAGATATTCTCAATTAGATTGTGAAAAATTAGAATATTCGACAAAATCCAAAAATGTCATTGGTGCAATAAAAGAATTTAAAATATTATCACCTGGATATAATTACAAAAAACTACCATTATTCAATAAAATATCAAGCACAAATGGAACAGGTGCTAATATAAAAATTACATCAGATGACATTGGAAAAATTAATAAAGTTAGAATAGTAGATATTGGATATGAATATTCATCTGATAAGACTCTAAGTCCAGAAGCTTTTGTTCCACCAAGACTAAGTATCGATAATCTAGATGTAATTTCTGATGTTGAAATTATAAGTGGTGGAAGTAATTATTCAAGTGCCCCTAATCTATTGATTTTTAATCCAGTAACTAATGTTCTTGTTGATGATGGATCATTAGAAGCTATTGCACCTAATCAAACAGTCTCAGATGTAAATGTCATCGCACCAGTTAATGGATTAGATTCTGTAACTCATAGAATTGTAGCTATCAATAATTCAAACGGTATTGGTATTAATTCTGTCATGACATCAGATTATCCAAATGCTGGTGTTGTAACATGCTTCCTAGAAACTCCTACAAATGGATTTGTAGAAGAACCATTTGCAATAGGTGATGAAGTATTTGTTGAGGGTATTCTACGTGTTGGAGAGGCAGGAATAGGTGCTACACAAGGTGGTATTACAACAAATACTACGGTCACAGGTGATGGATTCAATTCAGAAAACCATAATTATAAATTTTTTGATGTACAAGATTATATTGCAGGAACTCCATCACAATTAATTTTTAATTTGGCAGGATTGACAACAAATCCAGGTATTGCAAAAACTTTCCAGTCAGGATATGCAACTTTAATAAACAAAAATGTTTATCCAGATATTAGACCAATTCAAAATAGAGGAGTATTTACAGTTAATGAACCACTTAATGTTGGATCTCAAAAAACTGATCTTATCATAGTCGAAATTAGAGATGATTACATAAAAATTGATGGATTATTTGAAGTGAAGAAAGGTGATAGAGTAACAGGAACAATAAGTGGTGTTTCTGCTGAAATAATCTCTATATCCGAAAATAAAGCTAGATATAAAATTGATTTTTCAAGCAGACAAGAATATGGTTGGTTGGATGATACAGGAAAATTAAGTGAAGATCATCAAGTAATTCCAGATAACAATTATTATCAAAATTTATCATATTCAGTAAAAAGCACAGTTGTATGGGATAATTTTGTAAACCCTCTAAATCGGTTACTTCACCCAGCTGGATTGAAAAACTTTGCTGATACCTCAGTGCAGAATAATGTGGCTGTTGGTGTTGGTTCTACCAGTGGTTCTCTTTCATCAGTTATACTTGATGTTTTAAATGAAGAGAATAGAGTTGATGCGATAAACAATTTTGATTTTGTTAAAGATTATGATACTTTAAAAAATAAATCAAAAAATTTACAATTTACAAATAAGGTATTAACTGATTTTTCAAGATGTATTAGCAATAGGGTTTTAATACATGATGATATAAGTCCAGAATTTTCAAGTGTTGGTTTTTCCGCAAATGATAGTGTTATTGAACCATTAACAGCAGATTTTGGAAATTATCTAATACAAATAATTGATCCTGATACATCAGATATACAATTTAGTGAAATCGTAGTATTAACGGATGAAGATGATGTTGTATTGTTTGAAAAAACAACTGATTTCACCACTCTTAAATTAGGTGATTTAAAAACTGAAATTACCTCTACAGGCACTAAAAATTTATTATTTGAACCAACAGAAAAATTCACCAAAGATCATGATATTAAAATTTTAAAAATTGATTTTAATTCTGACGTTGTGGGGACTGGTGCTAATCAAGTTGGTCAAGTACAACAGATTGGTGCAAATGTCTCAGTTGGTATTGGATCAACAACAACTATCGCAGAATTTGATGATGATAATTTTAATGCATTATATGCTAATATCTACGTTGAAGATAGTTTTACAAAAGATGTGAATTACAATGAAGTAATTCTTGATTTTGATGGAACTGATACATCTTTATCACAAATTTATATTGATAAAAAATTATCTAATAGTCAAAGTTCTATAGGAATTATAACTGCAAGATTTGAAAATGATAAAATTAAATTACAAGTTGAAAATAATGTAGGAAATGTTCTTGAGACTAGGGCAAATATTGTTGGTTTAGGTTCAACTAGCACAGGTATAGGAACATATCGTTTCGCAGTCTCAGAGCAACCTGCAGGTTTTGAGAGAAGTGTCAGATTAGAATCTGGATATGCAACAGGCACTGCAAGCACAATAACTTACGCAACTCTTAATAAAGATATTGATAGTTCAGCGAAATCACTGGTAAGAGTTTCGTGTGGACAAACATCTGCAATTCATCAGATAGTTTCTATTCGTGATGCAGATGATATATTAACTGTTCAATATCCATTTGTATCAGTCGGTTCTACATCAGGTATAGGTACATTTGGTGGTGAAATTGTTGGTAGTGATATTAATTTACGTTTTTATCCTGACGCTACATTTACTTCAGTTGTTGAGGTACAATCATATAATCAAATATTCTATACAATTAGTGATTTTGACAATACTCCTCCAAAATTAACATATGGAAGAGTATCACAGGAAGTATTCTTATCAACATATGATGGATTGGAAGGAAGAAGAGCAAACAAAACAAAATTTGATCTTAAATTTGAAGGAACTCCTATCTACACTAAAACATTTAATCCAAGCACCTCTGGAATACTTAGCACAACAACTGGAATATTTACAATACCTAATCACTTCTTTAACACAAATGAGGAACTTACATATTCCTTTGACTCCACTTTTATTGGAATAGCTGCAACTGCACTATCAATTGGTTCAACTGCTAATACAGCAGGTGTTGTAACTACAATTTTACCATCTACAGTTTTTGCAAAATCAATTGATCAAAATAATTTCCAATTATTCTCAAGACCAGAATATGTTGCTACAGGTGCTGCAATAACCTTTACAGGACTTGGTGCTGGAAATGCACACAAATTGACTATGAATAAACAACTTACTAAAACCATAATTGGTTTAGATGGTGTTGTTCAGCAACCAATTACATTTACATCGATTTCTCATACTTTAGACTCAGCAATAAATGCAACAGAAACTCAATTTGTTTTAAGTGGTATTGGATCAATTCAACCAAGTGATGTACTTAAAGTAAATGATGAGTATATGAAAATTGAGCAAGTTGGTTTCTCTAGTTTACCAACAGGCACAATCAACGACGCAACAGATGTCTCTCTTGGCATTTCAACTCTACCTGTTGTTAAAGTTGAGAGAGGAGTTTTAGGTATTGGTGCAACACCTCACTCTGCAAGTGATACAGTAAGAGTTCATAGAGGATCTTTCAATATTGTTGACAGTTCCATATATTTCATTGAACCACCTAAAGGAAATACAAGGTCAAGGAGAACAGAAACAAATTTACCATTTGTAAAAGCAGAATTCAGTGGAAGAACATTCTTAAGAAGTGATTATACCACTAATATGTTGTTTGATGACATATCAGATGACTTTACTGGCATTGGAAAAACATATAGTTTAACAGTGGGTGGTGCAAATACTGCAGCAGGTATAAGCACTGGTAATGGTGTATTATTCATCAACGGTATATTCCAAACACCATTAACTACAAACAACGAAGGTAATAATTATCAGTTCATTGCTGATACAACTGCAGGTGTATCAACAGTTCAATTTACAGGTATTACATCAGAAAATGGTCAATTTATAGTATCTGAATCTGACATTAATCAAAACCAAGTTCCAAGAGGTGGTTTGATTGTATCTCTTGGTTCTACACCTGGTCTTGGATATGCTCCATTAGTTGGTGCAAAGGCATCATTATTCAAGAACTCTGCTGGTGCGATTACAAGTGTTGTTGGTATCGCAACTACTTCAGGAGTTAATTATGGAATAAGCACTGCTGCTTATGATAATATCACAGGTATTATTACAGTAACAACTGATAAGGTTCATGGTTTTGCATTGAATAGACCTAATACAGTTCAATTAAAAGGTTTAGAATTTAGATGTCCGAAAACTGTGGTTGGACAACCTACCAATGCTACTTACGATGGTGTGACTGGCATCTCTACAATAACAATTGCAAATCATGGGTTAGTAAACGGTGATGCAGTTATACTTGAAACAGGTTCAATATGCTTTACTTGTACTAAAGATAGTAATAATTCAACTCATTGTTATCCTCGTGCAACAGACCCTGCAGCAAATCAATATTTGACAGTAAGTAACGTAACTACAAATACATTCCAAGTTAACGTTGGTGCTTCTAATCCAGGTGATGTTTATGCCCATACCTTTGTTTCAGCGACTGCTACTGCAGTCAAGACAATTGGTGGTGGTGGATATGTTGGTGTTACAACCACAATCTTCCAAGATCATGATAGACCTCTGTTCCTCGTTGGCATAGTTTCTGAGAGAACATTTGAGGTTCAAGCAGGAGCTAGCACTATCCCACACACTTATCAAGGTGGTGGTCACGCATATGAGTTCTTTGAAGATAATACATTTGGTTCAGGATATAGAGGTGGTACTGTCGCAATCGGTGTGACAGATCAAGCATATGTTCATAGATTTGTAAGTTCTGGTATTGGATCGATCCGTAAAGGTAGTTTTGCAGCCTCTGGTGCAAACGCATTTACAGCAACTGATGCAGATTATGAGTCACATAGTGGACTTCTTAAATTAACTATTCCAAGTCATGGTTTAACGACAAGTGATACAGTTGGTATTGATACTGGTGGATTAGTATTCAAGTGTTCTAAAGATGGTTTCTTTGGAAATCATCCATATCCTAGAGGACTATCAATTACAAGTAATCCAAATGGAGACCCTATCGCTGGTATACAAACAGCTATAAGAGAGGTTACTACAAATACCATCACAATTTTTGTAGGACAAGGTGGTGGTGGAGGAACTGGTGCAAATATAACTGCAACTGTTGGAGTTGGTGGGACACTTGCATTTAATATTGTTTCTGCTGGTACGAGTTATGTAAATCCAAGATTAATCATACCAGAACCAATATATGAAAACTTACCTGTTGTGGGTGTATCAAGATTAGGTGTTGGAGCAACAACAGATACTGGTTCAAGTTTATTATTAAATGTAGAGGTGGGAGCATCTAGAACAAGTGTCGGTATTGGGTCAACCTTATTTGAAATTAATAGTTTTAGTGTTGCAAGACCTGGTCATTCATTTAAAGTTGGTGATAAGTTCAAACCAGTTGGATTAGTGACTGCATCACATTTAACTTCACCTATTCAAGAATTTGAATTAGAGGTTATAGAAATATTCAGAGATAAATTCTCTGCATGGCAGTTTGGAGAAATTGATTTTATTGATAGTATTTCTAATCTTCAAGATGGATCAAGGGTAAGATTCCCATTATTCTTCAACGGACAAATATTAAGTTTTGAGAAAGATCCTGCAAATTCATTATCACAGTTAATAGATTTAGACGCTGTATTATTAATATTTGTTAATGGAGTTATACAAAAACCAAAATCATCATATCAATTTGAGGGAGGTTCTACATTTACTTTCAATGAACCACCTGACTCTGGTGATAAGGTAGATATATTCTTCTATAAAGGACAGGAAGGAGTTGATGTCATAATAAAAGATATTCAAGAAACTGTTAAAATTGGAGATGAATTTAGAGTTCTCAAAAATGATGTTATTGGTATTACAACTTCACAGGAAAATGATAGAGTTGTTAAACAAATATTAGGAGCTGACTTAATTGAAACTGACATTTACACTGGATTGGGTGTAGATGAAAACAATAACAAACCAGTTAGATGGGAAAAACAAAAAGTAGATATTATTTTAAACGGTGAGATCGTAAATAAAACAAGGTCAACTATTGAACCTCAAGTATATCCAACTGCAAAAATAATTGGTGATTTGTCAACCATATCTGGAACTTCTTTAAGTAATCCTATATTTGTTGATGATGCAACTCCATTTTTATATGAAAAAACAAGATATGGTAAATCTGGTGATGATAAAGTTGATGCCTTAATTACACCAGGTAGTATAAATGTTGGTGCTGCTGTTACAGCGATTGTATCATCTGCTGGTACTATTACAAGTTTAACAATTACAGAATCAGGTTCAGGATATTCAGGTAATGTCAGTATTAAGTTTTCATCTCCTGTTGGTGTTGGTACAACAGCAGCTGCCACAGCTATTGTAACTAACGGTTCAGTTACCTCAACTACAATTACTAATATAGGATTAGGTTACACATTTACAAATCCACCACAAGCGATTATTGAATTACCACCTTTCCAAACTGAAAAAATCAAGACAATACAAAATGTTGATGGTTATACAGGTATTATCACTGGAATACAACAAACAACAAGAACAGGTGGAGGACCAGCTCTTAAATTCTTCTTCTATGCTACACAGAAAGATAGTAATGGTATAGTTGTAAATGACGATTATGACTCACTTCAGGTAGGATATCCAATTTTAGTTACAGGTACAAAGGTTGGAAATGGTTTAACATCTATTAATGGAGTAAATGCATCAGTGGTTGGAATAGGAACAACATTCTTGGATAATATCTACATTGTTAAGTCAAGATCAGGAAGTGCATCTAGGGGTGAAATAGTTTGTGATGTTCATACTAATAGTGCATCATCTATTTCTGGTATTAATACTGTTGGTTTCTTTGAGGTTCAAAATGGTGGAACTGGTGGTGCAGGTATCACAACATCTTTAGGTCAAATTAACTGGGGTGTAATACATGGTTCAAATTTAGTTCGCTCAACAAATCCAATATCTATTGGAGTTACAGGTTTAACTATTGATGCAGGTCTTTCCACTTTCCCAACTATTCAACGTAAAAATTACGTAAGCACCTCCGTGAGAGGACTAAGATCAACTGGGGCGATAAGAGTATTTGGACTTTGATTATGGAACCCCTTATAAATAAAAAGAAAAGTTAAGATTCGATGCCAGCAATAGTTACT